GCCGACGCCGCCCTCGCCCGCCTGGTCGACGCGCTGGACCGCGCCAGCCGCCACGCAGACACCTACTTGTTCCCGCGCTACCGCGCTGCACTGCCTCTCAGTGCTGAGCTGCTGGCCAGCAGCGACCTGCCCAGCGTGGTGGCGGCGATCGCGCTGAAGCGCCTGTACGGCACCAGCGTGCCCGACGACCTGCGCAGGGGCACCGAGTGGGCCGACGCCTACCTGGTGGCCCTGTCCAAAGGCACCGTCAGCCTGGGCGCGCTGGACACAGCCGTTGCGCAGCCGGCCGGCCATGCGGTCACACGCACGCCGGCCAAGACCTTCGACTGGGACCGCTACTGATGGACTCGCTGTTCCTACTCGAAGCGCCCTTGCTGCAGCGCCTGAAGGCAGAGCTGGCCCCGCTGAAGCCGGCGGTGCATGTTCTCTCAGCGGCCGACCTGGCCGGCGTGATGGAAGAGAAGCAGCTCGTGCCGGCCGTGCACCTGATCTATCAGGGCTACCGCGTGTTGCAGAACCGGGCGGACAAGAAGCTCGCCCGAATTGAGCAGACCTGGCTGGCGGCTGTGGCCGTCAGCAATGCGCGTGGCTTGAAAGCCGGCACCGAGGCCCGGGCCGATGCAGGCAGCCTGGGCGCGAAGGTCTTGCTGGCCTTCGCTGGCTGGCAGCCACCTGGTGCAGCTACGCCCCTGCAGCTGAGCAACGCCCCGGCCGCCCGCTTCAGCGCCGGCTTCCAGTACTTGCCGCAGGCCTTCACCGTCGAGCTCGTCGTCGGCCAGGCCCGCAGCCCCGCCTGACCTCCAACCTGAACCGATAGAAAGAACCGACCTCATGCTGACCACTCGAATTTTTCGCCCGACTTTGAACGCTGGCCAGGTCTATGCCCGCGCCTACGGCGCAGCCTTCGCGCTGCAGTCCATCGGTGGCTTGTCTGAGCTGCAGCTGGGCATCGACGAAGACATCAAAAAGCAGGCCGACTACAGCCGTGCGGGTGGTGGCACTCGCGACCAAGTCAATCGCATCAAAGCTGTGACCATGAAGCTGAAGATGCAAGACCTCAACCCCGTGAACCTGGCGCGTGGGATTTTCGGCAACACAGCCGAGATCGCAGGTGCCACGGTGACCGACGAGGTGGTGAAGATCTACAAGGGTGGCCTCACGCGGCTGGCCCACCTGAACCCGTCGACCCTGTCGGTCAAGAAGGGCGCCACGACGATTGCACCGGCGAACTACGAGGTTCGGCCCGAGGGCTTGTTTGTCTACGACGCCGCCGCAGACGCCGTGGATGGCGATGACTGGAAAGTCACCTACACCCACAGCGGCTATGACGTGATCGAAGCGCTGACGCAAACCGCGCCGACGCTGGAACTGCTCTTCGCCGGTGTCAATGAAGCGGGTAGCGGCGACACCAGCACGGTCGACCTGTTCCGCGTGCGAACCGGCGCGATGAAGAACTGGGGCCTGATCAACAACGACTTCGCCGAACTTGAGATCGAGGGTGAGGTCTTGCTGGATCCGACCAAGGTCGGTGTCGGTCTGTCCAAGTTCTTCAAGGTGCGCATGGCCTGATCTGCCGCGCCGCGGCATCAACGCAGTGGACCGCGCCTCTCTTCGGGGCCGGTCCATGTCTTCCAGGCCAGCACCACCAGGTAGGCCGACAGCAGCACGCCACAAAGCAGCAGCAAGGCCATGCCAACACGTGCTGAAGCGCTCCAGCTCAGGAACGACAGGCAAAGCACAAAGAAGATCAGTCGGGGCATGCCGGGATTGTGTGTGGCCAGGTCCCGCGACACGGGGTAATAGTTCACCGATCGGCTTGGAGTTATAGACAAAATGGCAATCAAGCCCATCGAAATACTGATCAAAGCCCGGGACGAAGCCTCGTCTGTGCTGGGCTCCCTGCAGGGGAAGGCTGCTGCGGTTGGCGCGGCCATCGCCGGCTACTTCGGTATCTCGGCGTTCGTCGGTGCAGTGAAGGGCGCTGCGCAGCTCGAAGCCAAACTCTCGGAAGTCAAGGCCGTCAGCAATGCAACGGCTGACGAAATGGTGCAGCTGCGCAAAGCAGCTGAAGACGCGGGCGCTGCAACCAAGTTCACCGCGACCGAGGGCGCCGACGCACTAGGGAACCTCACCCGGGCTGGACTTTCTGCGAAAGACGCGATCGCAGCGCTTCCCGCAGTTTTGAACCTCGCCCAGGCTGGCGGGATCGGACTTGCCGAAGCCTCGGAGTATGTGACCAAGGCCGTGCAAGGCTTGGGCTTGAAGTTCGCCGACGCCGGCCGTGTCGCTGACGTACTGGCCATGGGCGCGAACGCATCCAATGCCAGCGTCACCGGCCTGGCCCAGGCGCTGAGCTACGCCGCTCCTGTCGCCAACAGTCTCGGCCTCGGGCTAGAGACGACGGTTGCCATCATTGGCAAGTTCTCGGATGCTGGCATCGACGCGAGCCGGGCGGGTACAGCGCTGAACGCTGTGCTGAGTCAGTTCAGTGATCCGTCCAGCAAGTTCCGACAAGAGCTGGGCTCCGCCGGCATCATCACCCGCAACTTCGAACAGGCCCTGCACGAGCTCGCCGCCACAGGCCCTGCAGGTGAGAAAGCCATCTTGGCTGTGGGCACTGAAGCTGGCCCCGCATTGCGGGCTTTGCTGAACCAGGGCATTGGCGCGCTTGATGACCTAAAGAAGAAGCTCGGCGATGCAGCGGGCAGCGCGGCCGCGACAGCCGCCGTCATGGAGGACAACCTGGCCGGGTCCTTCAACGGCCTGTCCAGCGCCTGGGACTCGGTGAAGAATTCGCTGGCCACGCCAGTGCTGCCGGTCATTCGAGAGGGTGTCGTACAGCTGGCCGATGCACTAAGAAACGCGGTCAATGGCGGCACCGTGGCGAAGTTCGGCGAGGCGATCGCCTCGTCCTTTCAAGCAGGTTTGAAGTGGGCGCGGGAGTTCGTCGGCAGCATTGACTTCGCCGCTCTAACTCAGAAGATGCAGGACTGGGCGGAACGCACCGCCGAGACTTTCAAGTCTGTGGGCGAGTACGCCACCAACGCAGGCAACGTGGTGTCACTGGCCTACGGTGTCATGTCTGCGGGCGTTAACTCGGTGAAGGCCATCGTATTCACGCTGGCAGAAGCATTCGCAGGTGTTGCCAGCAACATCCAGTCAGGCCTGGCGCTGCTGTATGAAGGTCTGTCGAAGATCACCTTTGGCAAGGTTTCCCAGGCCTACAAGCTGGCCGCTGAAGAGATCAGGGCCTCTGCTGGGGCCACATGGGCGGTGAGCGAGGCATTCGCTGCAAAGGCTGGCGAAGCCTTTGACGCTGCTGCTCGCGGTGCCGATCTGGCGCGGCGCGGGTTCGCAGGTCTGTCGGATTCGATGGCCAAGACGGACAGCCAAGCTTCGGGCAGCGCCAAGGCTATCGCCAGTGTTGCGACTGCTTTGGAGGACGTAGGGGCGGCTGCACAAGAGGCAGGGCAGAAGGCGAAGGAAGGCGCACAGGCTCAGCGAGAAGCGGCGGACGGAGTTCGCGCATCGGTGACCCTTCTGAAGCAGGAATATGCGGCTGCGCTCGCTGCAGGTGATCCTCAGCGGGCTGCTGAGAAACTGTCCGCTCTCAACCGCGCTTTGCAGGTGACAGCACAGTCGGCTACCAGTGCCGCCGAGAAAGCCAAGTCGCTGGAAGAAGCATTCACCCGACTGGGCATCACCAGCACCGCCGAACTTGTCAAACAGCGGGACGCGGCGAAGCGCGACTACCAGATCATTCGCGACTCAGGCCTGGCCACGGCGCGAGACATTCAAAACGCTTTCGCTGAGTATGCAGCGCGGGCTATTGCCGCCAATGGCGGGGTGGCGACAGAAGCGCTCAAGGCCGAAGCCGCGATGCGTGGCATCAAGATCACGACTGACGAGACGGGCAAGTCTGTGGTCAACAGCATGGGCGGCGCAGCGGACGCGACGCGCCGCGTCGGCAATGAAGCCTCTGCTGCGGCGGGCAAGTTCGACGGCCTCGCTGCGTCTGCCAGGGGCGCAGCTGCCGCGGCGTCTGGTGCATCTCAGGTCAGCGGCATCAACGGCCAGGGCGTGGACTTCAGTAAGTACGGCCGTCCCCCCGACCGCCAGCAGGGCGCCATCACCGGCACCTACAGCCTGAATGCCCAGTTCGAGCTCTGGGGCAAGTTGATGAACGGCACGCTGACGGCCTACGATTTGCCCTCCGCTCAGAACGCCCTGCGCGTGAGCCAGGAAAACGCCCGCCTCGGAAGCGCGGGAATGGTGTCGCTCGAAGGCCGGACCGACGACCAGGTCTGGATCAGCCGCATGGCGCAGATCGTTGGTCGAGTGGAAGAGCTGAAGGCAAGGAAAGAGGGCCGCATCACAGACGACCCGCGGGCGGACTACCAGCGCGCGCTGGCTGAGCAGCGAGTTCAGAACGGCCCAGGTCCGCGGCCAGTTCCGACACCCGCACCAGCACCGAGCCCTGCACCCGTACCTGTAGTGATCCAGCTCCCGGGCTTCGGCGACACCCGGATCCACGTTTCCAACAACAGCGAGGCCCGGGCGCTGGAGCAGCTGCTGGCCAGCCTCACCGAAGCAGCCCGTAGGACCGGACCATGAGTTCCAACATCACCCTTTCTGTCGGCGCCACGTCCATCGAGTTGCCTGCCGATCTGTACTGGTCCGACGAGACCACCTGGCACCCGGTCGCGCAGACCGTGCAGCGCTCGGTCACCGGCGCTCTGATCGTGAGCCACCAGGCGCGCACCGGCGGCCGATCCATCACCTTAGAACCGCCGATCGCCGAGTCGGCAGCCTGGATGCCTCGCTCGGTCGTCGAACAGCTCAAGGCCTGGGCTGATGCGCCTGGCCAGCAGATGACGCTGACCCTGCGAGGCGTCGCTCGCACGGTGCTTTGGCGGCACCAGGACGGCGAGGTGATGTCTGCACGCCCGGTGCTGCTACAGCGATGTGCAGCTCGAAGACGCCTACACGGCGACCCTGAAGTTCATGGAGATTTAATCGATGCCGATTCTCGAAGGCGACATCAAGATCATGGCCAGCCAGGTGCTGGCCGACGTGCCCGAAGGCGGCGGCGCTGCTACCGGCTCCCAGATCCAGGACGGCGTGAGCAACAACCTGTTCCCCGACGTGTCCGAGCTGGATCGGGTCTACGGCCGGGCCGCGTTGCGCAAAGTCTTCGCCAATGTGGTGACGGACAGCCGCGACGTTTACATGGGCGCGCACGCCATCGTGGCCGACGAGCCGGATGACCCGGCTGTGTCCTGCCTTCTGTTCAGCACATCCGACGCGTTCGATACCCGCGAGCAAGCCCAGAACCGCGTCGAGTCCTACCTGATCCAAGGCCCTGCCTACGCCGGCCAGCTGTTCGGCGATCACATCCAGGGGCAAATGGTCGTCTCGCTGGTGCAGCGCGAGAACCAAGCGCTCCCGATCGTGGGCCAGACGCTGCTGCTGCGAAAGAACGAGGGCACCGGCTCCCAGGTCGAGCAGTACGTCCGGGCGATCGACGTGGCCTCGGCGCCGCGCACGTTCACCGACAGTCAGGGTGAATACACGCGCCTCGTGGTCACGGTCAGCGTCAGCGATCAGCTGAAGGCCGATTTCCCCGGCTTCCCGGCGTCTCGCCTGGACACTGGGTTGAACTACACCGGCAAGACGAAGGTCTACGAAACGAACGTCGCTGATGCGGCCCGCTATTTCGGCGTCAAGCCGCTGACTGCTGCCGTGGCCGCGAACAGTCGCGTGCTTCAGGCCGACGGCATTTTCGTGCCTCTGGTCCCCTCCAGCCGCGAGGAAATCGGTGTGGCTGACGCTCGCATGAATCAGTCCACTGCGGCGCTGGTGGTGGGGTCTGCCGGTACCGTAAGCCGCTCGGCGTTGACGCTGTTCACCACCGCCTCACCCGTGTTCGTGGGCGGCGGCATCATGCCCGGCACCCTGAGCGTTTCCGGGGGCGCCGTAACCCTGTCCGACAAAGGCGGCGTACTGCTGAACGGGACGACTCCCGTGGGCACCGTGGACTATGGCAGCGGCGTGCTGGCCCTGGGCGCCAACGTGTTCGGCGGTAGCGCCGTGGGCTTGACGGTTAGCTACCGGCCCAGCGCCCCGGCCGTGCTGGCTACCGAGTCGATTGGCCTGCAAGTCACCGAGGCGACCCGCCGTCTGACATGGATCGCCACGCTGAATCCGGCCCCGACGCCTGGAAGCCTCACGGTCAGCTACCGGGCGCAAGGCCGCTGGTACACGCTGACCGATGACGGTAGCGGTGCGGTTCGCGGCCCTGACGCTTCGACCGGTGCCGGCGCACTGAACCCCGACACCAGCACCGTGTCGCTGACTCTGGGCGCGCTGCCCGATGTGCCGTCTTCCATCATCTTGACGTGGGCGCCCAGGACCGTCGCGCCGGCAGTCCTGCCGGTTGCGCCTGGCGGCAGCGCAGGCTCGCCGGCTGCGTTCGCCGAGTGGAACGTGGGCGAGGAAATCGTGCCCGGCTCGGTTTCCATTTCCTGGGGCGGCTCGGTCCAGGCGACCGACGTGGCGGCCTCGGGCAACCTGCTGGGCGGCGCCTCGGGCACGGTTTCCTACGGGAACGGCACCATCCGCGCCACCCCCAACTCGCTCCCCGCCAAGGGAACGGCGGTGACGATCGACTACACCAAGGGCGTCAAGACCTCGGGCTCCCTCGGCGGGTTCGTGGACGCCGGGACTAACTACACATCGCCCGGCACCGGCGGGGTCGTGGGCAAGACGTTTTCCATGTTCGTCAGCAGCGAGAGGCCTCGCCGCGTCCACCCGGGCGTCGACCAGGCCACGGCGTCCCCGATGTGGGTGACAGACAACGGCTCGGGCGGCTTGACGGCAAACGGCCAAGTGGTCGGCACGATCAACTACGGCACCGGCGCGTTCACCCTGGCCAAGACGTTCACCGCGTCTCAGAACGACGACGTGTTCGCTCGGGTCAGCATGCGCGGCGACGGGCAAGAGCCGTTCCACCATGTCGTCACGGGGCGCGAGACGCGATCGGTCACGGTCACGATCCTGAACACTGCGGCCACGCTGTCCTACGTCAGCGGCAGCGGCGGCTCTCGGTCCTCGACGCAGGCGTTCGACTCGCTGCACGTCGAGGCAGCACTGGACGCCGGCCGGGATCTGCAAGCGCCGTCGTTCACCATGGGCACCACCCGTTACAGCGGCAGTGGCGCCGCGCTGACTGCCACGCATGGCCTGGCAGCGTCGGAGTCTGGCGCCGGCGGCACTGTTGCTGGACCGCGGGCGTCCGTGACTACCTGGGCGCCTGGCACAAGCCCCGGAATTGCGAGCTATGCGGCCAGTCAATCGCCGTCCGAAGGCAACATGGTCGACGCAGTGACGTTCCGAACGGCCAGCGCGCCGGTGGCGCCGTCTGGGTTCAGCGTGGTGGTGGGCGGCGTGGTCACGAATGCCAACGCCCAGGGCCAGATCATCGGCGCTAACGTGTTCGGCACGATCGACTATGAAACCGGCGTGGTTGAACTCGCGTTCGGCACGGCCACGACTGGCACGGACCCGACGCGCTCGGACTGGTCGCACCTGGGCCTGCCTGGCGTCCAGTGGGTGCGCCTGGCTCCGGTGGCAGCCGCAGACCTGCGCTACAACGCGGTGGCCTACAGCTACCTGCCCCTGGAGGCCGACAAGCTGGGCCTGGACCCGGTGCGCCTGCCCAGCGACGGCCGGGTGCCCGTGTTCCGCCGTGGCAGCGTGGTCGTGGTGCATCACACCGCCGACACCGCGCCCCTGACCGTGACGAACGGCCAGACGGTCAACCTGGGCCGCGTGAACGTGGCCACGGTCCGCGTCATCGGCGACAACGGCCAGACGATCAGCAGCGGCTACACGCTCGACCGAGCGGCCGGCACCGTGACCTTCACCAGCGTGGCCGGGTACTCGCAACCCGTCACCATCCGCCACCGCATCGAAGAAGCCGCACTGCTGGCCGACGCCCAGATCAGCGGCCTGCTGCGGATCAATCGCCCGCTGTCCCGCGCCTACCCATTGGGCAGCAAGGTCAGCAGCGCGCTGCTCGTCGGCGACATGTTCGCCCGAGTTTCCACGCTATTCGATCAAGCGACCTGGAATTCCAGCAGCCCCGTTTGGTCAGACGACCTGCAAGGCAGCGCCGCAGGCCCGACGTTCGACACGATCAACTACCCGGCCCAAGTCCAAAACCGAGGCGCCGTGACCGAGCGCTGGGCGCTAGTGTTCACTGGATCCACAGCGTTCGTCGTCGTAGGAGAGCACCTGGGCCAGATCGGTACGGGCAACACCGCAACAGACTGCGCGCCGCTGAACCCAGCGACCGGGACGCCGTACTTCACCTTGGACAGACGCGGCTTTAACTCGGGCTGGTCTCCCGGGAATGTGGTCCGGCTGAACACAGTGGGCGCCTCGGCGCCGCTGTGGGTCGTCCGCGTTGTGCAGCAAGGTCAGGCCACGCTGCAGTCGGACAGTTTCACCATGGCCGTCCGCGGCGATATCGACACACCCTGAAGGAAATCCAAGCAATGACAACCGTCGTTTATTACTCAAGCACTGACGCTGGCGCCCCGACGCTGAACAACGCGGCAGGCTCCCTGATCAACCTGCTGGACGCCGTGCTGGTGAACGGCTACGGCACCAAGGCCGTTACCAGCATCAGCGTGTCATCAGGCGTGGCCACGGTCGTCTGCTCGGCCCACGGGTTCACGAACAGCAGCGTGCAGGAAATCGCAGGCGCCACACCGGCCCTGCTGAACGGTCGCAAGCTAATCACGGTCACAGGTGCCAACGGCTTCACGTTCGCAGCGCCTGGTGTGCCTGACGGTTCGGCCAGCGGCACGATCACGGCCAAGCGCCCCGGCCTGGGGTGGGCCAAGGAATACAGCAGCGGCAGCACGAAGGCGGTTTACAAGCGCACCGATCCCGCGGCCACGGCGATGCGCCTCCGCGTGGCTGACTCGGCGGCAGGCACGTGGGACACCACGCGGCACGCTGAGGTGACGATGTACGAATCCATGTCTGACGTGGACACCGGCGTGTCCCCCGCGCCAACCGCTCACGGTCAGACGTGGCCGAAGGGCTTGAACAACGCGACGGCCGCCCGGTGGTTTGCAGTCGGTGACAGCCGCACCATTTACCTGTTTCTGGACAGCGATTACAGCGGCAGCCAGTGGATATATACGTCTTCACTCACCCCCTGCGTGTTCGGCGATGTGGCCAGCTACCGGGCCTCGGACGCATACGCGTGTGTGCTGAGCGGGCCCTACACCCATGCCGCTCAGGTAGCCGGCATCTGCACCAGCTTTACGTCGGGTGACGGCCCGTCGGTGAACGGTTCGGTCTACGTCGCGCGGCGCGCGAGCGGCCTCGCCGGCATCACTTCGTTCGCAGCGATCGGTCGGCGCCCGGGGGCCATGGGGTCCGCGCTGATGCCGAAGTATCCGAGCCCCGTGGATAACGGCGCTGTCTTCGGCTTCCCGCTTCTGCTCGCCGAGGGGAATGCGGCTTTCAACAACCCGGCGCGCGGGGAGCTGCGCGGCCTGGCCGAACCGCTGTACGACTGCACGACGGTAGCGGCCCTCACGGTGTTCGACGACGTGCTGGGCTCCGATCGCAAGTGGTTGATTGCCCCAGGCAATTACCAAAGCGGCGACCGGGCGTTCGTGATGATCGACATTACCGGCCCCTGGCAGGCGTGACGTGTCGGACGCGCGGATCGCCGGCGCACGCCTGCGCCTGAATGTCGGATGGCCCACGAACCCGCAGGACGCCCGCACCCGAGGGCAGCTCTTGCGCCTCGGGCCTACTGTCGGCGCCTACCGGATCGCCGGGAACGTCTATGTCGACGGCGTGCCCGACGTTCCCGTCAGCCGCAAGGTTCGGCTGTTCGACCGCGTGACCGCCGCGTGCGTGCGCGAGCTGTGGTCTGAAGCTGCGACGGGGGCCTACGCGTTCGAGCAGATCCCGAAGCCAGCCGACGGCTATTTCGTCGTGGCCCATGACCACACCGCCGTTCACAACGCCGTGATTAAGGATCGGATCAATGCGGTTTGACCTGAGCACCGACCTGAAGAACCTGCGCCTCGATCAGATCAGGGCAGCGGTAGATGGCGGCGCGACCGAGGGCGAGGTGTGGTTGTATGGCGGCACCCCACCGCTGACCTGCGCGGCAACGGTGTTGCCCGTCCAATGCGTGATCACGCTGCCACGCCCCTGCGCCTCCGTGGCCGCCGGCGTGCTCACGTTCCCCCGGAATCTGGAAGGCTTGCGGGTTGATGCCGAGCCGCTGACCTGGGGGCGCCTGGTGGATGGCAACGGCAAGGCGTGGGCGGACTTTGACGTTTCGGTGCTCGCCGGCACCGGCGCGCTGCGGTTGAACGCCATCACCGGCGCTGTCGGCAGCTCAGTCAAGATCCTGACGGGCGAGCTGTCCGAGTGACGAACCTGTCCTTCAAGGCCACGCTGGGGGCTTCGCCCGATCTGGCGTTCGGCCTCATAGAGCCGGACGGCGGGAACGACCTAGTTTTCCGCGCCCCCCCGGACCTGGGGCACCCCGTCGACCTCGTGTTCGGCGACGGCAGCACCGTCAAGCCGGCGTCGTATGGCTCGCTGTCTGCACGCGTGGGCGTGCGTGCGGCGCTGGTCGGCGTGTCGCGCGAGACGGTCTACGGGCCCCTGGTGGCCACGCTGGGCCCCGTGTCCATGACAGCGATGGGCGAGGCGCTGGTGAACCGAAAGCTGCCGCTGTCCACGCAAACATCGGGCGCCTGGCATGAGGGCACCAACAAACCCGCCGCCACCGCTTCGCGCTGGTCGCCCAGCACCAACAGGCGGTCCGCGGCGCGGACGCCCTGGACTGAGGGCTCCCGCCGTACCGCCAGGCCCACGACGCCCTGGTCCGTGGCCACAGGTCAGCCAGCTACAGCCACTGGTACTTGGGACGACGGCCACCCGGTCGCGGCGGGCACAGCCAACCTATGGGGCGCCAGCGCCTCCAGCCCGGCAGAACTGACGGCCAGCGCGTGGCAAACGGCCACGCCCGGCCCCGGCGTGCTGACGCGTGGCGTCTGGCAGGAACTGACGCGTCTGGCCATGACCTCGCTCGGCGCTTGGGGCGAGGGCCAGCGCCGTGCCGTCTCGCGTTCGGGCAGCTGGGCGCAGGGCCGGCGCACGGACCTGGGCGGCGTCTACCCATGGAACCTGGGCCGTCGGTCGGATCCAGGCGTCTCACCGCGACCTTCCCAGCCGCCGGAACCCCCGGGGCATATTTGCTACACGCCGCCGCCGGGCGGGGCCGTGGTCGTGGAGTTCCGCGACCCGGCAACCTTCGATGACACACGGCTTGAATTTACTTGCGGTGATCGGACCCGGTCGGTCGTCGTGCCAGTCAGGAGCGTCTATATCGTGCAGAACTCTGTATCCCTCAAGCGAGTCAGTGATGGACTTGAGATCGCTTGCCTCGGCTCATCTCTGGCCTTGGATGTGGACAGCTGGACCTGGGGGTTCAGTGCCGCCCTCCCATCGATTGAGCGCCCCAAAATCGGTCGAGATGAGGATTTGGAGCTTTGGATCAACGGCGTGCCATACCGTGTGCGCGCCGAGTCTATTTCCACTGAGCGGTCATTCGGCGAATCTTCACTGCGCATCTCTGGCCGCGGCCGGGCAGCTGTCCTGGCCGCGCCTGCAGCCCCTGTACAGACGTTCGGCAATGTGGCCGACCGCACCGCGCAGCAGATCGTGGGCGACGTGTTGCCCCTCGGGTGGACGGTCGACTGGCGTCTCAGCGACTGGACGATCCCTGGCGGCGCTTGGTCATATCAGGGCAGCAGCATCGAGGCCGCCCTTGATGTGGTCACGGCGGTCGGCGGCTACCTGCAGCCCAACGCCACCGACCAGACTCTGATCGCTCGCCATCGCTACGCTGCTGCGCCCTGGGAGTGGGCATCGCTCTCGCCAGACTTCGTTCTGCCTTCAGCCGTTGTTCTGCAGGAGGGCGTCGAGTGGCTGAGCCGTCCTGACTACGATCGGGTCTATGTGAGCGGCACGTCGCAAGGAGTGCTGGCCAACATCAAACGCGCGGGTACGGCCGGACTGATTCTGGCGCCGATGGTCACGCATGCCGCATTGACTGCCGAGCCGGCAGTCCGGCAGCGTGGCAGGGCGGTTTTGTCGGACACCGGCCAACAAGCCCATGTCACTCTGCGCCTGCCAGTCCTGCCATCGACAGGCGTGATCCTGCCAGGCGCGATGGTCGAGTATGTTGACGGCTCAGCGACCATGCGCGGCGTGGTCCGCTCCACCAACGTCGATGCCCGGCCTGTAGAGGTTTGGCAAACCTTGAAGGTGCAAACCCATGTCTAACGCCTATGCCCAGTTTCTGAAGCTACTGCCCCAGACCCCACTACAAGCCGGAACCGTACTGACTTCGTCGGGTGGCTCTGTTGTTGTCGAACTACCAGGTGGTGGCAGAACCCAGGCCCGAGGCGAAGCACCCGTTGGCAGCCATGTGTTTGTTCGAGACTCAGTGATCGAAGGCCCGGCCCCGGATCTCCCGATCCTGGAGTTCGACATCTGATGTTTCCCGACGCGCAATTCCTTTGCGCCGCAGCCAAGCCGTACAGTTAGCGCTTATCTCGCTTCAGCGCCGTCAAATATCGCGGCGCGCTTCACTTTGTGCAAGGCGCCGGCGGCGCCATCCGCCCCACCCCCTCGCCCGATGGCAAGTACCTGGCCTTTGTGCGCCGCGTGCGCAACCAGAGCACGCTCTTCCTCAAGGACCTGAGCAGCGGCCGCGAATTCGCCGCCTGGGGCCAGCTCGAGCGTGATCTGCAGGAGAGCTGGTCCATCAACGGTGTCTACCCGGCTTTTGCCTGGACGCCGGACGCCAAACAGATCGTCGTCTGGGCCCAGGGCAAGCTCTGGCGCGTCGACCCCTTCAAGAGCACGGCCGCCGAGATCCCCTTCCATGTGAAAGACCAGCGCGAGGTGCGCGAGGCCTTGCGCACGCCCCAGGAGGTGGCGCCCGATCAGTTCGCCGTCAAGCAGCTGCGCTGGGTCAACACCGCGCCCGATGGCAAGTCGGTCGTCTACTCGGCCCTGGGCCACCTCTACCTCAAGGACCTGCGCTCGGACGCTGCACCGCGCCGCCTCACGCAGCAGCAAGGCGAGGCGTTTGAGTTCTTCCCCAGCTTCTCGCGCGACGGCCGCGAGCTGGTCTATGTGAGCTGGAACGACGACAAGCTCGGCAGCGTGCGCAAGCTGGACCTGGCCAGCGGCCGCGAGACCGTGATCACCAAGGCGCCCGGCAAATACCTCTCGCCGCGC